GATTTCAACTCGGCAACGAGGGCAACGGTAGGAACGCCATCATCACGCAAGGCAAGAGGCGGCGCGTGGCGATTCACGGCAACTTGCTTGAGAATAAAAAGTTGATGGATGCGGACCCCGAGTACATCGATGCGTTGCGCAACATCACGAGCGAGCCGAAGCGCAAGGCGTGGCTCGAAGGTTCGTGGGACATCGTTGCGGGCGGCATGTTCGACGATGTGTGGGACCCGCAAACGCATTTGCTTTCACCGTTCAAAATTCCGGCATCGTGGATTGTGCGACGCGCATTTGACTGGGGAAGTAGCAAGCCATTCTCGGTCGGCTGGTGGGCGCGTGCTGATGGCACGCCAGCTTATCTAGCGGACGGATCGATTCGCCACTTCGCCAAAGGCTCACTCATTCGCATCGCGGAATGGTACGGATGGAACGGCGATGCAAACGAAGGCACGCGCGCGCTCATGTCGAACATCGCCAAGGGCATCCTTGAGCGCGAAGCGAGTATGGGCGTCAACGGCAATATGCGCGGGCGCATTCGTCCAGGTCCCGCCGATAGTTCGATATTTGATGTAGTCAATGGCAAGTGCATTGCCACCGACAGCAACACCGCAGGCGTGCGTTGGCTACCCGCGAACAAGGGACACGGCACGCGTAAGAACGGATGGGAGCGCATGCGCGTGATGATGGGCAACGCAATGGAGATTGAGGACGCGGGCCTGTTCTGTTTCGACACCTTGCGCGATGGCTTCATTCGCACCGTGCCGAATCTGCCGCGCGACGTTGACGACATGGATGACGTTGACACGGACGCCGAGGATCACGTCGGCGACGAAACGCGCTACATGGTTCTGCACAACGATATTTTTGGATCGCAAGAGGAAATGCATTGACCTACCCGATTCGCCGTTTCGATTACGCAGTCGTCTACAACATTGTGGACGGCGATACGTGCGACATCGAAGTAGACCTGGGCTACAGCGTGAAGCTACGTCAGCGCTTCCGCCTCGCGCGCATCGATACACCGGAGCGCGGCGATCCCGGCTACATCGCGGCGAAAGAATTTTTGATTGGCGCGACGCGCGATAAAGCCGTGACGTTGGACGTGACGAAGCTGGACAAGTACGGGCGTTTCCTGTGCGAGCTGATGGTAGACGGTCGCAATATCAACGACGCGATGTTGTTCGCTGGTCTAGCTAAGCCGTACGGCGCGCCTAGTGGCGTGCTGGTCGTGCCCGGCATCTCAAACGAGACGCTTTGGAAAGAAGCACAGGCGGTCCATACGACGACACTACGTAGCGACAATAACTACTTCAGCATACGCATAACGGATTCCTAAGTGAGTGCACTGAAAGAACTGATCGAAGCGCAAGCGCCAGACTCCGACAACGCGGTAGCGAAGTTCTCCATCCGCGTCGAGGAACTGGAAGCGAAGCGCTTGCTACCGCGCACGCTGATGGGCGGCAGCGCTGCCATGCGTGAGGCGGGCAAGCTCTACATGCCGATCCACGAGGAGGAGTCTAAAAGAACTTACGAAGCGCGACTTCACGGGACCACGCTGTACAACGGTTTCGAGGAAACGGTTAAGGCGCAAGTCGGCAAGATGTTTGAGGAAAATGTCGCGTTGAATGACGACGTGACGAATGCGACCATCAAGCTTCTACTTGACGACATCGACGGACAAGGGCGTGCGCTCTCGCCGTTCTTCATGGAGTCAGCGCGGCTTTCAATGGTCGATGGCGTCTCCTACGTGTTCGTGGACTTCCCGCAGTTAGCTTCGAGCGCCACTCTCGCTGATCAACGCGCAGCAAAGGCGCGTCCGTATTGGGTGCAGGTTCCGGCAGCGAATGTGCTCGGCTGGAAAAGCGAGAGCATCAATGGCTCGCATACGTTAACGCAGGTTCGCATCCGCGAGGAAGTGACGCTGCCCGAGGGCCGCTTCGGAGAGAGACTGGTGCAGCGCGTGCGCGTGCTGGAGCGCGGGTCCTTCACCGTGTTTGAAAAGGTCATCGAAGCGGACGGCAAGGTTAGTTGGATTCTCAAGCCCGAGTTAAGCGGCTTTACGAGCTGGCCCGATATTACCGTCGTTCCGTTCTATACGAACCGCACGGGATTTTACGAAGGCGAGCCGCCCCTGCGCACGCTCGCGGAAATGAATCAGGAACATTGGAATTCTAGCAGCGAGCAAAGGCATGCATTGAGCTTTGCTCGCTTCGCCATGTTGTGCGTTATGGGGTTTGAAGATGATCAAAAAGTCGTGGTCGGCCCCAACAAAACGATTAAAGCGCCAATTGGCGGCGATGCAAAGTATGTCGAGCCTTCTGGCGCAGGAATTGAAGCGGGCCGACTTGATCTCGAAGCGATTGAACGGCGCATGGCGGTCGCGGGTATGGAACTCCGCGTTGAGAATGCCGGAAGCACGACTGCAACGGCTGCGGCGATCGATAGCGCGGAGACCAATGCTGGTCTGCGCGCAGTGGCGCAATCGCATAGCGACAGCCTAAATCTCGCGCTGTACTTCACCGGCATGATGCTCGGCGTACCGGAACCGGGCACGCTCGAAGTGTATGACGACTTCGCCGATCCCGCGTCAGAGCTTGCGCTTGGCATTCTCACGAAAGTACGCGGGTCAGGCGATCTAAGTCGCACTGCCTTGTTGCAGGCACTCGTCCATCACAAGATTCTGCCGGATACGTTTGATGCGGACGCTGACGCCGCATTGCTAGAGCAGGAAACGCAGCAGACGCAAGGTGAAGCAATCGACCTACTGGAAGCACAAACGGAAATCAATGCAACGTCGAGAGACGTAGAGCAATAAGCGCACGTCGAGAGACGTACCGTAACAACAAAGCAACGTCGTGACGACGTAGCGTTTAATTGGGAGTTTATCAAGATGGGTAAGGCAACCGTATTTAGTGGCGATCTACTGAAATTGATTTTTAATGCAACGGCTATCACGAGTATCGCGGACAACGCGGCAGCAGCGCCGTTCACGAACATTTACGTCGGGCTTGCTACTGCCGATCCGGGCGCTGGCGGAACACAGAGCACCAGTGAAACAACTTATACCGGCTATGCACGACAAGCCGTCGCGCGCACTACGGGCGGATGGACGGTCACGACGAATTCGTGTTCGCCGGTTGCGAACATCGTGTTCCCGGTTTCAACTGCTGGCACGCCAGTCATTACACATTTCACGACTGGCACCGTTGTATCTGGCGCGGGTACCAAGCTCCTTTATAGCGGTACGGTCACGCCGAACATCACGGTCTCAACCTCTGTCGTGCAAACGCTGACGACCGGCTCGACCATCACGGAGTCCTAAACCTTTGACACTGCAAACACTGATTTGGAAGTCGTGGCGCATGCGCACTATCGCGCGTTGCGCGTTGTCACGGAAACATCGCGCGAAGTGGCGCAACGAATTCCGCACGAGTCCGAGTCTGTGCAATGCACGGCACTATGACGATCATGTGACGATGGCAGGGTTTTATAACGATCATGTGCGCGGCGGATTTATGACGGAACGTCAAGCTCGCAAGATTTACACGGAGTCATGATGGCAACGCTCACACAAAAACAGATAGACGAAGTCAAGGCAGACATTGCGGCGCAGCCGTTTCTATTCTCGGCGCGCCACAACAAGGACTATGAAACGCTCGCGATCTATTGCAGCGGGCGCTTCCCAAAGTTGGCATTAACCGAAGTCGATGTTCACTCGGTGATGCTGACCGGCCGCTAATGCGAGCCATCAAATGCGACGACGAAATAGCAGTCACAAGCAGACACGACATGCTCGCGCAAATTATCGTTTACTGAGTGATCTTCAATCGCAAATCAATAATCTAGGAACAACTATGACCCAAGCAAGTGACAACCTGTCCCGTGAAGTAACCGAACTGACCGCCGAAGCGGTTGCAGTGAAATCGGAACTGACCAAGCTTCGCGCCGAAGTCGCAAAGCAAGTAGCGGCTGTAGCCGACCTGACCGCGCAACTACGCACCGGCGACGTTCCGATGATGCAAGCCGCTGCCGATGCGCTCGATGCGATTCAAAAAGACTTGGAAGCCGCGCGCGCTTCTGCTGTCGTCACGCCTGCTGTTGTCGTCGTCCAACCAGTCTAAGCAAAAAATCATGGCCCTAACC